CGTCGTCTAGTAGCTCAGAGGTAGCCCAGGCACAAGTACGCAGTGGTAGCTCCTGACGTACGGCCACGTTCCAGCGACGGTCGTCAGCGCGGATCTCCACCGGGTTATGCTCATTGGCGGCTACGATAATCCCCATGAAGTTGGTGCGCGCCACTCCGTCCCGGCGCATGGCGCGCACCACCACCGTCTCCTCGGTGATCCAATTGCGCAGCTTCGGCGTGATCTTGGCGTTGTCCCAGGCGTCGGTCGTGACTTCGTCGATCCATAGGATCTGCGCGTGCTCCATCTGCCGATTGAAATGCTCAGAGATGGATTCCGGACTAGTCACCACGCACTGTTGCCCGAACAGCTCCTTGAGAACCTTTAGAAAACGCCCTTTGCCGGTCCCATAGGTGCCATGCAGCACCCACGCCGTCCCCGGCTTGCGCCCTGTCTGCCAGATGTAAGCCAGCCAATTCAGGAATCGCCAGGCTGCTTCATCGTCTGATCCACACACGTGTCGCACCAACCGACCGTATTGCGCAGGAACAAGAAGTCTTTGCTCCACTGCTCCATCTGGCTCTTCATTGCCTCGAGCTGCTGCGTCTGTGCAGTCAGGCGTATGCGCATCCCCGCCAGCTGACCCGACAGCTTGTGATTCAGGTCCTGGTAACGACGCAAGTCGCAAGCTTGCTTTTCTATCACCTGCTGCATCTCCCACAGCTTGTGCATCCGGATTGGACAGCGTAGCCAGCTTGTAACTCGTTGGACGGTAGAGGTTAAGGCGCCTTTCATGGACATTGATGATCTCCGCACTGGTAGGATCAAACTCTACATCCCAATCTGCGATTGCGTCGGGGATAGGAACCCCACGCAACTTACACCAATCAGCGATGTGCTTGAGGGTAGGAGCAGGCACTAGCTCCAGCGCCCGTTCCTGAGGGCGATAGATCACCTTGTAATAGCTTCCATCGTCCCGACGATTGATCACGAAGCACTGCTCACGTTGGACCTCAGGGTTAGGCGTATGCGCCTTGGCACGTTCAAGGCGTTGCCGAGCGGTGACCTCCCGGTAGTAGTCCGGCACTATCTCGCGGGTGCGGTAGTTAGGCTCGCCTTTGAAGTTGTACAGCACCTCAGGGTTACCTTCAGGGTGGAAGTAACCCCACGAATCACCGCCGTTAAGATTCAGGTAAACGAACCCGCGGTTAATGCGTTGCCCCGTGACCGAAGCCACGTCTGGATTGCCCATCAGCTCCGCGCCTTCCTTGACGTAGTAACGCACTTGCAGCTGATGCGGCGGTAGCCCGGCCTGCTCGCGCAGCTCCTGCACCAGCGCCCGAGCGTCGTTGTCCACCGTGCTTGGGACATCCTGGATATTCACAGCAGCAGGACCGTCATGACGCACGCGCAGCTGAATACGACGATCTCCCAATGTATCCTCGATCCCAACCAATGTAGGAGGTGCGATGTAGATGAGCTTGTCTGCTTGGCAGACAGTGATGTCGAGGGGCCAATGAAGCGCCATATGACTGCGTGTCAGACGCAGCTGTCCACGCAGCTCGGGCACCGACAGGTTCTTATGCTTGAGCCATTGTTTGAGATGGGTGGTCGGAGTTGGCCGGTCCAGCAGTACCAGCAAATGGGCGTTGAGTCCTCGCTTGATGCCGTAGCTGGCGCTGTACTGGAGGATGTAAGAGCCCGGATCCAACCCCAACAGCTCCAACACTCGATCCGGACTATCCCCTTCGACCTCCATTCCATCCAGGTCCAGACACATGAAAGAGGTGGGCTCTGCCGCCATAAGTCCGGCCCGACTTTCATTCTGAATGGACTTGATTAAGTTGCCTTTGAGCAGGCAGTGCCCAAGCTCGGCATGCGCCAGCACTTGCACCAGGAGGTCGTCGATGCCCCGCACTTCGTGCTCGAAGGAGGTGAAGTGCGAGGTGAGTGGGTAGGGGGTGCTCTCGATGCTGCCATCCTCGAGGCGGCGGTAGGATTTGGTCAGCGGCATCTCTGCCGAAAGGAAGGTCACCTTCATGCATTACCCCAAGCTGCACCCAAGAAGATCGGATGTTATCACAATCTCTGTAGAGTCGTGCCTACAGACGACTTTGTAATGACGGCATTAAAGGCATTTCTCAGTAACGGGGTTACACCTTACCGTGCAGCCTTGATGGCTGTGCGTCGAGCGATCTTTCTTTCCACCATGAATCTACTGGCCGACCACAATCGGCCTTCCATCGGATCAGATACCCTGGCTCCGCATATTTGTACTCCGCGCGTCCAATCACTGTTCCGACTTTGCCACTTTCCGTTATGATTACATGCTGATCCAGGTCGAATTTCCACTCGGTCATGTCGATACCTCCGCGACAACCGCGCCTAACAAGCGCATAAATCCGAGCCCAAAAGTGCCGTCGAGTTCGGGAGTTTGTTTCAGGCTTCAGCCGGGGCGCTTTTGGTCCGGCTTATGCTTGCAGTTAGCCGCCGCCAGTCAGAACCAAATGTACTAACGGTCGGGGGTGGGCTCGAGGCGAGAGACAACCTCCCGCATAGCGGTATTGACGTCGCTGGCCAGGCGGATCGCCCGGTCTAAGTTATCGAGGATGAATTCGTAGTCCTCAGAAACCACCCGTCGATATCGAATATGACGGGGTAGATGCTCAACCCGAGCCCGTACTACCAGTAGATTGCGATACAGATCACCAGTCTCGTCGCATACAGTCGGCATGCTCACTCTCCTTATTATGCCTCCACAGGCTTTTGATTCTTTTCCCAGTTGGTTACCTGTTCTGGTGTCATCTCTTCCGGGCAGTGCTCCAACATCAGCGCATCAATCTTGGCCTGTTTCGCGTCAAGCTGTTCCGCAGCCTCTCGCATTAACGCGGTATCGCTGCCCCACTCGATTTTCTCGCACATCTCGATCATTCCAGCTTTGATCCGTAGCCGCTTCTGCAGATCATCATTTGGCATAACCATTAGCTCCAGATTAGAGCGCTCCCGCAACAAACTCACTGATCAGTTGTGGAGCGCTGGCGTCGAAGCCGACCACGTCCAACATCCCCGGGTCAGCAGGATCAGCGATCGTGAAGTCGGTTGCTGTCATCCCGGCCACTACCAACCTGGCTGTAATGCCGCTGCTGTCACGATAGCGTCGGAGTGCCTCGAACGGATGAACTTTGCCGTACCAAGTTTCGTTGTCGGTGTACACCAGAAAGGCGTCAATGTCCATACATTCCTTACGGGCATGTAGCATCGGCAGAGCACAGTCGGTGTGGCCGAAACTCTGCTCTGCCATGTACTTCACCACGTCATCCAGACGTTGGCCGCCAGAGATATCCAAAGGGGTGAAATGACCTCCGAAGCCGTAGACAGCTACTCGACTCTCTACCCGCTCAGTCACCATGGCCATGGCAGCTGCGGCAGTCGCTGCACTGAGCCCTGGTGCCACACCTCCTAGTAATCCCCAGTGCATCGAACCCGAGACATCGAGTGCGATCATGATGCGCTTGCCGGTAGGCTCGACCGTCTGAAACGAGAGGTAGAACGCCTTGTCCAACGCGTCCACGATCTTCGAGACCGGCTTCCACTGCAGAGAGCCCTTCACTCCGTGGCCGGACTTGTAAGTCAGGAGCGCTACCAGCAGATTGAATGGGTGTATACGGGCTTTGCGCAGATACTCCAGCGTCGTCAGCCGGCTGATCACCGTCTGTGTTGCATCCGACATCGGCGTGAGCAGCCCCACCTCTGACATCTTGCCGAGGTTGCGGATCATCGCGGTCATGGGCATGGAGTGGAGGAGCGCGTCCCAGATCTCCGGATGCTGCAACCATCCGTTCGGAATCATCTCCCGCGTAAGGTGGTTATCAAGAATCAAACGGGCAGCATTCTGCCGACGCACCTTGCTCGACAGCGTGGATAACCCCTGCGCCGTGAGATAGGCCTCCATCACAGCGGGGGGACTGATCCTCGAGAGTAGTCCAGGCTCTTCGAACCTCTTCATGACGTCCTTGCCAGTCGCCCACGCGAAGAGCCAGTCATGCATTGGAGAGGTCGGCACCGGCTTGGACAGCCGCAGGAGATCCCGAGTGGTGATACCATTGCGCGCCCGGTACTTGGTAAGCTGGTAGGACAGCTGCTCCGGAGTGCGGGAGAGGTACCAGCCGGCCACAGTCTCGCGCAGGAGACGCCCCCACCCCCGCAGCTCCTTCACGTAACTGACGAACTCGAACAGGTGGGAGTGAGTGCGCACCACCTCTGGAAAGGTTTGCTTGGCGGCCCGGCTGCGGACCTCGCGGACCGGACTAGCGAAGGCAATAGCCAGGGCGAAGAGTGTCGGTGACACCTTCGGAGCCAGTCCACGGACAGAGACGTCAGTCAGCACCTCGAGTGCCGTTAGGCCCTGGTCACGGCTCATGAAGACCGCCCGCAGCATATCAAGTGCCTGACGTGTGTGCTTGTGCTCTCCCGCGTAATAGGTGCCGCCCTCGGTACCCAGGACCAGGAACCTGCGGAAATGGTCCAGCGGAGGCAGCTGGAAGACATAGCCGCTAGCATTATTGACGACCTGGTCAGAACGGGCCGGCTCCGACTGCGGAGTGGGACCAGCGATGACATGATGATACGGCTTCATAGCGGCTCTCCTCTGTGAGCAAGGGAATGGGAGCGGGCAAGGAAAGATGTCGATGGAATGTCTCCTGTGTGATAACCCACCGGCGTTCGGCCCGCAAAGCTAGTCAGCAGTCAGAAACCTTCGTGAGCGAATCCAAAGAAGGGAGGTTATGCAACAGCTCACCTAAGCTGTCAGCCATAATCAACTGACGACTACCGTCTTTCAGAGCTAGCCTCACACTGTCCAATGGCGTCATGCATTTGAACTTTATCTCATCAGAGAGGAGGCTGCGTGGATGGCCACGCGCGACCAGCAAGAGAACAGTCAAATAACAGAAACCGAAGGAACTACCAGATCGACAGAGGATGGCAAGGTCGCCGGAGCTGATACGGTAAGCAACGACCACATCATAAGGGTCTGACTTCCAGCGCTCTATTGCCTCGGCAGCAGGTATAACCAGTTCTTCATCCCTATCCACAACCTTATACACAGGCATCACGACTCTCCTCTGCGAATGAAGAGGGCAAGTAAACGCGGGTAGGTGGGATCGTTACAAATGATAACCTATCCACTTCGGCCCTCAAAGCTGGTTAGGGCAAGATGATGCCGATGGGATTGTTCTGGCTTGAAGCCAGAAATCATCTCTCAAAAGGTGATAACCCACCGAGCTTCGGCCCTAGAACGTATGAATAAGTCGGGAGAGATGGACTCGAACCATCGGCCTGCTGTTCCCTATGATAACGCTGCCACACCGGCCCACTGAGTGGACAAGGAATCGCGGAGCATCAATAACAGCCGCTCTCCCAACTGAGCTATCTCCCGTTCAAGCCCATTCAAGGCTGGGCCAGACCTACCGGATCACTCCCCTCGGAGTCTTCGAGCGACCTATACAACGGTCTGAAGTACTTGGAAGCTCCGGCTGCCGGTGTTTTAAGGCACCGCCGGCTGGCCCGTTCTCGACAATCAACCGTCCTGCTCACTTTCGACCTCCACAGTGCTGACCTGAGGCACAGCCTTCAAGGCAGCCTCCAGTTGGTCACGGGCAGCTTCGTACGCGTTCTCATTGTCCGCAGACAGACGTGCCTGCACCAGGAAAGTGACAATAATGTCCATAGGAATCACCAACTCGCAGGCCACAGTCTCGTTCTTAGGGGCCGCCAGGCCCGACAGAGGAGTTCCGGACCTGGCGGCTATGATGGGGCGGAGTCTACCCCCGCCCACAACATTCTGTCAAAGGAGTTGCCGACGGCTTGTACCTACCGCCCCCGTACGACGTTCTTGAACCTCGAGGAAGTCCCTGCGCCCGGCCACCATCCTGGGCTGACGCTCAATGGCTTGGATCAGAGCTGTCTTGAAACTGACCACCGGGCGACTCGGGCCTCTCCCGCCCGGCTCCAGGAGACCACCCTCGAACCCGTAGACGGGACCGCGATCCCGCCGGTTCGGAGCCTTCTCGAACGCCTTGTCCCACGCCTTGGCGACCTCGTCCCCGGTCGCGATCGCTGCCTGGTACGCGGCGTAGTTCCGCTCCAAGGTATCGATCTGCACGGGTGTCAGCTCGCCCTTGTACTCCTCACGGAGATTGAAGGCATCATCGAAGAGAAGGTCGATACTCGGATAGCTGTCCGCCGCTTCGAACAACTCCCGATGCGGCAGCACCGTGAGCGCAATCCTGGCGTACTCCATGGCGGCAGCCCGGGTGCACGCGCGCGCGATGCCATTCAAAATATCTCCGGCGAACAGGCTTCCCTGTGCGAGACTGACCTCACGATCCCCGTAGCGCAGCGGCTTGAAGTCGAGCATGAGCACACTACCGTTCATCAACGGATCGACTCCAAAGTGCGAGCTTACCGTCTCCTCCTCTTCAAGGAGCCGCAACTCCTCGTTCTCAATCTGCTCTTCCACACCTTGCGTTTCTGCCTTTGCGTTCATGTGTCTGGACCTCACACTTTACGTTGAAAATCACTCATTTAGACTGGACTGGTCATCCTTGACCAGTGCCATCATTGAGCTGCGCCAGCAGCTCCAGCAACTCGGAGATTGACCCGAGTGCTGTTCGGTGCTCTGTGCAACACCGTTACCCACGCATGAGTGGTACCTTTCATCACCAGCTCCACGTCTTTGCGGCAGTTAGGGATGGGTCGCAGCTCCTCCTTGGCGTACCTCCCATCACCCCACTCATGGCCGATGAGATTCACGATGACCTCCCTGGCCTCGAGACCAAGCCCCTCGAACACTGCGGCCGGCACCAACTGTGCCGCCAGGCGTGCAGGACCCAGGGCCACCATGGCCGCCTGCATCCCTTTGCCCTTCAGCATCGCGTACCGGAACTCCTCACGGACCCGCCGCAAGTCCTCACGGACCCGCACCTCCAGTCCCTCCGTGGGCATCTCCTCATCGTCGGCTTCGTCCCGGAGACTGAGCAACTCGCGCATTAGCTCGTTGTAGCGCTGCGTGAGCGCGTAAATAACTCCGCGCTCGCTCCCACTGGAACGATCGGTGGCCGCCGTCCGTAGCGCATTCGGCATTTCGATGCGGGCATTCCTGAGGAAGCCTGCGTCTCGATACCACTGGTTGAGCACTTGGATGCGCTCCATCATCGCCCGCTCCACCTCGGAGCAGCCCCCGCTCCCTGGCCTCCACTCGACGATCCTGTCCCATGCTTCGGCCTTCGCCCGATCCCCGGGCGCCTGCTTCAGCTGGTTGATGAGAGTGATCAGGTACTCACCGTCCTGGTCCGCACCATCCCGAGCTAACCCGAAGATGAGCCTCGCACCCTCCATGGTGCGCTCCGGGTCCACGTAGTGCTTCTTAGCATCCACCGACGCCTGGGCTACGGCCGAGGCCACCTTCCGTGTAGTGGGCGTATCCAGCCCGCGCTCCGCCAACTTGGTAGCGGCTAGTACGATCGGTCCCAACAACTGAGTCAGCCCCAGCTTGGCCTGTCTCAGCATCTGCTCCCCTGGATCCTCAGGACCATCCTTGGGGGGCTCGCACCGGTAGCTCTCCTGCGCATCCGTGCCGCGCGGGTGCAGCCACGTGAACGGCAGGAAGACACTGGCGCTGTCCCCATCGAAGTCCCCGCCGGCCCGCTTCCAGTGCGGATCTCTAGGATGCAGGACGATGCCGTAGCCTTCGCCTTCCTGGCCGGCCCACTGCAGTTCCCCATCGTAGGTGAAGGAGGCCATGCTGGATCCATCCGCCATCGCTGGATCACGATGCACAACGAACTCCATCCCTCGCTCCAACGACTCTCCGGTATACTTCTTGTATAACCGATTCAACTCTCGAGCCGTCTGCGGCAGTAACGCCATACATCCTTGCGGCACCAACTCAGAACCGAACACGGTAGCCCGCACCCCCGGCACCACCATCCTGGTCAGGAGCTGCCACGGAGCCACATTCGGCATGCACAGCCCCGCTGGCACCCCAGCAGTGACCTTCCGTCGGTCATCTCGACTCAGGAGATCGAGGACGCTCCCACTTACCAAACGAGCGGTGTCCATGGAGATAGCCCATGCCGGGTCCAGAAGGCTGAACAGTGCTGTCTGGTAGTTGAGACGGCAGCGTTCCCTGCCCAGTGTCCCTACTCGGTAGAACCGACCACGAAGATCCATCTCCCGCCCGAAGGCTGCACAGTCAAAGAGCGCCACCTCCTCACGCTCCACCACTTCTCGGATTACCCGCTTTCCTTCGCGCCGGTACTCAACCCTGTGCAGTGGCGGACGGACGATCCCCTTCGCAAGACAATCCCCGTCTCCGTGGTAAGTGCCCTGCATAGGCTCATGGACCTGACTGGTAATGGCCACGGTGCCGTCGTTGCTGTCCCCGGGCAGCACAAAGAGGTCAAACCAAAGATCTTTGCTGCTAGACCCTGGTCGTAAGAGGTACACTGCCAGCCGCATCCAATCGCGCGTTCCAAAGCGCTGGTACAGCACCTCCCTTTGGGCTGCCGTCCCGAAGATGTACTTGTTGTCCTTCGCCGCGATCGGCACGAGGCCCAATCCCTCCCGCATGGCGTTGAAGAGCAGCTCGACGTCCTGCAGCAGCTCCCGCTGCACCTTCCCGATCACCATTCCAGGCTCCAACAACGGCCTTATCCGCATGGGCTGCGTCCTCCAGTACACTGAGCCGGAGATTTGCTGATCCGAGTCGCGGATCCTAGTCTCCTCTGCCATCAGTGCGGTGTCGATCACCTCAGTACGGAAGATCTCCGCCCGAACGGCTTCCGCCAGCATCCAGCTACGAGGGATCGGCGCCCCCGGGGTAGCCTCAAGATGGTCCATGGCGATGCGCCAGAACCGAGCACGCGGGATCTCCTTACCGTCCAGCCAGAGCCGACCGTTAAAGCCAGGCTCAACCTCGAGAACACGTCCATCGTCCTCGATCACCAGCACCTCATCGTCTTCGCGAATGAAGTCGAGCATACTTCTCTCCTCTGTCTAACGCACTAACGCACCTCGATGTATCACTCACTCTCCTCTATGGCCGCCAGCAAAGCCGCCAGCAACAACAGCACCCCAAAGACAAGAAACCCGAATGCGGGCTCATGAAGTAAGCTTCCTACGCTTGCGGACGTGATAACAGCTCCGACCAAAAGGAGCACCCAACGGGAAGTACGTGTGCTCATAGCTCTCTCCTCTGTTGAACAAATACACAGGCGCCGCAAGGCGCCTGTACCCTCTACACCTTAATGCGGCCGTGTCGTACTCCTGCGCACCACTCCGCAGCCGCCCGATAGCTCGGATGTACCGAGCGTACCTTGGTGGTGGGGGTATGCACCACCACCAGGTAACGACCATCTTCCATATGGCGCATCTCAGTACGAACGCTTTTCTTCATCAGCCAAACCTCTTTAACGCAAGTCGCAGATTCGCCATTGCTTCGTCCATATCTTTTCCTCTGGCGATTACTCCTTCGCTAGATGCCTCAAATCCGACCTTGCCGCCACGCAGTACACGGTTCACTTCTATGACCCTTTCCTGCCTAACAATTGAATCAACAAGGGTCTGTTGTGCGTCTATCGGCTCACCTGTCTTCATCGACCAAACCTCTCTGCCAGCCCCTGCAGGGCATTGTTGATCTCGGGTTCGCTCATCAAGGCACCCATGAGCTTGTTGACCAGCTCCTCCAGGTTATCGAAGGATGTGAGGCCTCCATCCTTCCGCTTCATTTCTAAGCTGAAGGATCCATCCTTCCACAAAGTGAGTGCAGCCTCCTGCGGGATTACGTGGAGACCGAGGAGGTTGACCATGAACCCTTGCACCACATCCTCGAACTGCGGATCATCGGGGGGGATTGTCCTTCGGAAGTTCTCATAGCGCTTCGCCATCAGCGGTATTTTTCGTTGAAACACCTTAGAAAAGCGTGCCTCCAACGAAGTCCACATACCGTTACCAACCAATTCCAATACTCCGGAGAGGTTCTGGCAACTAACCACTGCGAACTTAGTGGGCTCCATCGCCAGACCAAGGACGTAGCTCTGGTCCTTCAGTGCGGTCACCATCACGTGGTTATGCAGACTCGTCTCGATCACTTCCTCTTTGAACTTCTTCACAATGTCCAGAGCATTTCCAGGGTCTGCTCTCATTGCTTCCACCAGCTTCGTAGCCATACACGACATTTCTATCTCCTATTTTGTCGGCAGATGGCGGAACCTCCTGTCAGAGTTCCGTCTTATACAGGTGTTTCACGTTGATTACGGCGGCTTTTAAACCGTCGTCCCACCGGACTAGGCTGTCGTCCGGTAAACTACGCATCAGGCGGCGCCGATGACCCGATTCGCACCGCTCGACGGCTTCGAGCGGTGGCATGTGTCCGAGGGCATTCCGTACCTCCATCAAAGTCCGAGGGGGATTGCGCCCCCACCCGAGCACGATTACCTGGGCGGTCGGCGCTGCGCAGCTGCAGGTGAAGCGATGCGGATTAGCTCCGCAGGTCGCATGGAAGGTAACTTCAAACATTTCGTCCCCCATACCTGGCTTCATTTACCTCCCTCCACCCGGCAAGGTGGGAGCCCCACGCTGCTACTGCTCCGTCGGGATCTACCCATCCTTTTTCTCGAAGTAGCGTGACGGCTTCTCTAGCGGTCGTACACTTCTCAGTGATTTCGGTGAACTCTGCTACCAACTCTGCGTAGTCGGCCATTTTCTATCTCCTCTCGTTGAACTCCTTCCGCCTATCCACAGTCTTGAAAAGACGGCGTCTAGGCGCCGGGAGAAAAAGACGCACCCCGAAGGGTGCGCCAAGCGCGCTACACACTATGCCCTGCAATACAGGAGAAGAGGGTGGCTGCGATGACCAAGAGCATCATAGCCAGTGCCACCACCGTCATTCGATCCATATTCAAATCTCCGCCATCAAACTGGTGATAGCCTCACCAGGCGTATGCGCACTGCGATCCTCGATCCAGGACCAGGCCAGTGGGGCTGGCGCAACGACTGTGCCACCATTGAAGGCAGCACGAACGATTGCGCGCGTCCACGCCAGCCCCTGGCCGGTCACAGCGATGAATACAGTCCGCAGGCTGCTGTCACCATTGACCGCCAGCTTCTCACTGCCCATCAGTGCGCGCCCACCGCGCAGCGTGATGGCCAGGCCGAGGCACGACCAGACGGCCACTATAAGGCCGGACACTGTCGCGGTGGTAGCGAAGGTTCCGACGATGTAACCGCCCGCGATGAAGTCGAAGGCGTTCACATAGCCGAACACTCGACGCCGCCAGTGCCGCGGCACCATCACCACCAGTGTGGCCACCACAGCCACACTCATCAGCAAGACGCTGTCCATAGTTTTCTCCTATCGTCTACACCGCAGCCAGTTCAGGTCTGCGGCTGCCAAAACGGAAGCTGGTGACCCAGTTCCAAGCAGCCTTGCCGACCTTGATGATCGGGCTAACGACCAGCTTATACGCGAACGCACCGGTAACGCCGAGGGCGAAGCCGAAGAATGGCAGCAGCGCGGTGTCTATGGCGATCCCGAGCGGGATCGTCCACCACGCACCAACACCGATCATGACAATGCGGAAGATCTGATAGCTCACAGCTATCGCGAACGCACTGCCGAGCAACACAGCCGCGCCAGTCTTGCCGGTCAGGAACTGCACCGTCGCCAACGCTGCATCCGCAGCGTCGATGAGGTGCCGCAAGATAGCTTTGCCCCAACGCCCCATTAGGGCAGCGATGGTGGCGAGCATCACCGCTGTATATGCGTACGCGGTACGGAACTTGGAATCGACGGGCTTGGAAGAAGGCACTCGATGAACGGACATGGTAGATCTCCTATGAGTGAACACGAACAATCACCAGCGGCGCAAGCCGCTGATGGGATGAAGAAGCTAGTGGGGAAGACGTTGCACGCGGGTGGCCGAAGCCGCCCGGGCTGTAAATCAACAAGGAAGACGTTGCACGGGGGTGGCCGAAGCCGCCCGGGCTGCTCGAACAACGACCCAACAAGTGGGGTCGTTGGGATCGACGATGCTGCCCGCTGCTAGGCGTTTACGTGCTTCGGCCGTCAGTACAAGGTAGCCGCCGTGATGGCGGGCATAATCAATCGCCTTTGCAGTTGATTTCATAGATGCCTCCAGTCACAGCAGACTGTAGTCCAGGTGCCGCTAGGCACCTGGTACTACGATCACAGAACCAGATGGATGATCGTGCCGGTGGCATAGCCGGCTATAAGACCGACTATTGCGCACTCGACCTGGAATTCAAGGAAGGCGAGCATAAGGACCTCACAGGACTGAGTAGATATAGTCACCAGACAGGATGCGACTACGTAGGAACGCAATGTCCCGCTCAGCTAGACGACGGGTAAAACCCATCAAGACACCACGGTGGTGACGCGCAAGCTGCAGTACACGGCGACGCACTACACAACGGAAGCATAGTTCGGCATAGAACATAGGAACTCCTCTGAATGAACAACGAACAACCAACGGCGGCGCAAGCCGCTATGAGCGCCATCCATGGCGCAACGGCTTCTTAGAACGGAGTATCATCATCGTCTAGCTCTTCGAACGGCGGCTCTTCAACTGCAGCTTGTGCTAGCTTGGTAGCCGCAGCTGAATAGAAATCCTCCACACGCACCGTGCGCTTCTCACGCATAGCACACTCGCGAGCCATCTCACCCGCTAGCTGACGGACCTCAAGCGTGGTATTGGCGCGAGCAGCACTGCGTTGCTCCTGCTGCTGCTTCCATTCAACCTGGCTGTGGGTACGTGGATTAACGTTCACACTGCTGGTAGCTTTGGATAGAACGGCGACTTGCTCCTGCAAGGCTTTAATATCCTCAGCCTGCTCTTTGATAATTGCTATCAGTTGCTCGAAGCCCTGCTTTGCATAGGTCTTCAAGGCTTCTACATCGGCACTGAGGCTCTTCACTGTGTTTGCCATCGTTCAACTCCTTGGTTGAATGTTACGGTGTTAGTGAGCACTAACTGTTGCGTACTAACAACAAGGATCATTGAACAACGCTATCATGTACTGTGTACTAATAGCGTGGCTCAATGAACCATCTCATTCCCCCGCGCAAGCGGGTCCCCTTTTCGTCGTACCGAGACCTCAAATCGAAGTACGGGGTAGAGTGGAGCGGGGAAGGAGGAAGGAGGGATCGTGGCAAGGTTCTGTGCTGAGTCCTTGCAAACCTTGATATAACAAGTTAGACTATTTCCGTGGTGCTATTACCACATCAATGGAGTCAGAACCCATGACCGTTATCCAGTGGAGAGACTACAAGAAGACAGCCGTCCAACGAATGAGACCGTACATCCCGGGAGAGGATATGGTTGGCATCTCAATAGCCAGTGGAGACACTCCTGAATTAGGAGGAATGATCGCCGTGAATCCAAAAGACTCGACAGATCTATGGTACGTCTCGAAGCAGTTCTTCGAAGATAACTATGAACCAGCTTAATAGGAGCCACCAATGAAAATCTGTGACCGCTGCAAGCGCAATGACCTACTCCTCGAAATCGACGAACGAGTGAACACCTACCTCTTACGAATAGCAAGTCAATTCGATCCAGCAATAAACAACCAGAATGAGTTAACCACCTCGTTCGAACTCTGTCCCCATTGTTTTAAGGGTATGGAGGAGAAAGTGGTAAACGCCATAGAGCAATTCCTCGGAACACAAACCCCGCAATAAGGAGTAGCCCATGCTCACACCCGTGTTCAATAAGGATCTGGAGCTGATAACCGTCCTTGATCTAACATCTAAGGAGTTGGATCCACTGAATGACGGTAGAAGCCTGAACATTGTTGTTCACCCCGGCCGCATGTTCCCGATGTGGCGCCAGGCGGACACGTTCGAGCCCGTGCTCAGCCGGCTGCAAACCACTAAGGGGAACACCGACATCATGCCGGCGCAGCTACCAAGAGCAGAGCTGAAGCCCGGGCGGTTCATTCACAGAGGGATGAAGAAGGTATTCCTGTTCGCGATGAAGAAGGAGGAGGAGGATCTATTACGTCAGACCATGGGAAGGAATGAAGATGGGAAGTGACCAGATGATGATGTGCCCCTATTGCGGGCACGCAGCGAACAAATACACCTTGGCGCAGCTGCTCTATACCCTGGACTGCGTCGGGTGCGGCAAACGACTTACAACAGAGTACGTCCCCTTTGATCGACGAAAACAGACCGAGCTGCGCTCGAAGCTACCCCCAGGAGTCAACGAGGAGGAGAGTGAGTGATACAACGCGGGCGGGCACGGGCACGGGCACGGGCACGGGCACGGGCACGGGCACGGGCACGCCCACTCGCCCACCTGACGCGGGCTGACGACCGACAAGCAGCCTACCCCCATGCCCTACACCCCTTACCCCGGACTACCCCCCACCCCCAACTCAAAGAGGACCCACACATGCAGAAGCTGATTCAGCTGCCGCTCCCAGAGGAGATCAACGACGCAGCTACGGCGATGGCCGAACGGTACAAGTTGCCGAAGCGGGAGGTAGTGCTCACTGCGCTGGAAGCAGCCTTGCTCACGGATACTGGCGTGCACATGATGCTACCGTCGCTACAGGAACGAGCAGAGACGTACAAGGAGGAGCGCCGCCGCGCCAGAGCAAAGCGTGAGGAACACTACCAGCAGCGATTGTTGGACCGTAAGGAAGCACGGCGGCCAGAAGTAGAGGCACGACGCCGGGCAAGGGAGACGGCGAGGATGCCACCCCGACCTACGAAGAAGGAGGCAGAACGAGCACGTAAAGAGGCCGCTTGGGAGGAGCGCAAGGCAGTCAGGCGTCGGCTTGGACTCCCTGAGGAGGAGCTATTTGGGGGGTAACAGCTTGATTCTACTGAAGAACTAACCCGGATGTAACGCGTAAGTAACCGAAGGTGTAGGATGAGGTTACTCACGCAAGCGTTTGATTCAGCGCCGTCTTAATACTAAGAATATACACTATGTAACTAAGTAACTATGTATATATGCATAAAAACAAAACTTCGTTCGTTTCTAAAAGCGTACGTATAAGACGCGTATATCATGCGCGTGAAGCACACCCGTGAGGCACCCACGTGAGAGCAAAATATCCCGGAATAGTAGCCAAAGCGGTTACAAAGCCGCCTTCGAGTGAATTACTATTAGTTCTAACAACTTATGCCGTTACACGTGAGTTACAGCTTTAGTGACTCGCCCTATCCCGTTGATCTATGGTGACCGCCATGAACACCGATCTTGCCATCCCCGACGACGCCCTCCAGGACCTGGTGCCGGCGACGCCCGAGCTGAACGACGCCGAACGTATGTACGCCTACTGGCGCACCCTCGCTGTCCCGCCGCGGGAGGCCGGTCGTCGTTCCGGCTTCAACTCTCCGCAGCAGGTTCATTCACTCGAGCACAGTGTTCGCATGCGTCAGGCGCTCGCCCGTATGCAGGAGTCGCTGGAGGTCGAGTACCGAGTCACCCGCTCCCGCGTCCAGGCCATCATCCTGGAGGCCATCGAGATGGCCAGACGGCGTGACCAAGCCAAGGTGATGATCGAGGGTGCTCGGGCGCTGGCAGAAATCTCCGGCATGAATGCCCCTATGAGGCTCCAGATCGACTCCAGAGCCGGCGTCGAACCGACCAATGCCACAGCTGGGGTTATCCTTGCGAGCGCCTCACAGGGCCATCTGGAGTCTCTCGTGGGGGTTCATAGGGCCCTCCCCGCATTGAGCGCCGTGAAACACGATGACTAAACGCTGTACTACCTGCCAGCTGCACCCGTCCGCCCGCACCCGTCCGTACCCGGGCCTGTGCGTGCGTTGTACTGATCAGCTGCTGCTCACCGCTCACGCGCACCACAAGCGCGTAGCAGCTGAGCGGGAGGCGCGAGCCTCCGCCGAGATCCCTCGCTACGTCTGGGCCCTCGAAGCCTCGGTGCGTGCTGAGCAGGAGGCCCGCGAGAAGGCCCGGCGCGAGGCTCGTGAGGAGGCGCTCACCGATGAAGAGCGCAAGCTCCAGGAGCTGGCTTCCAGGGCGCTCGCCCGACGCAGCCTCCTCCACTTCGTGGAGCGTAAGATCCCCAGCTATGTCTCCGGCTGGGTGCACGAGGACATTGGCCGCCGCATCGAGCGCTTCGTGGAGCAGGTGGAGCGCGGTGAAAGCCCGCGCCTCATGCTATTTGTCCCACCGAGGCACGGTAAAAGCGAGCTGGCCTCCGAATCCGGCCCGGAGTGGATCCTCGGTCACCACCCCGAGTGGACGGTGATGCTCACCAGCTACTCCGAGGAGCTGCCCAAGCGCTTCTCCCGGGCGATCCGCGAGTACGTGCAGTCGCAGGAGTACCGCGAGGTGTTCCCGCGCGGGCCGCGGGTTTCCGAGATCGACGCCAGCGTCACCGCTTGGGCCACTGAGCAGGGCGGTATGGTCCGAGCCGCTGGTGTGGGTGGCGGCATCCTTGGCATGGGTGCTCACGTCCTCATCGTCGACGACCCGGTGAAGGACCAGGAGGCGGCCGACAGCCCGGCGGTCCTCGACGGCATCTACGACTGGCTCACCTCCACGGCCTATTCCCGGCTGGCTCCTGGTGGCGGCATCATCCTCATTCAGCAACGCTGGAGCGACTCCGATCCTGCCGGCCGCCTCGAGGAGCGCATGCTCACCGAGGAGCGTGAGATCTTCGAGCTACGTGAGGAGGCGGCGGAGCTAGCTACCTACGGCGACCCTGAGAGCACTGCCGAGGCCGCCAACCTGCAGGCGCAGGCCGATGAGCTTGATGCCTCGATCGACCGTTGGGACATCGTCCGCTACCCGGCACTGGCAACTGACGACGAGTACCTGACTGCGAGCGGCGACATCATCCCTATCTCCGACGGCGCCCCCATCCCCGAGGGCTGCCGGCTGCTGCGCCGCAAAGGCGAGGCGCTACATCCTCAGCGCTACTCCCGGCTCTACCTGCTGAAGCTCAAGCGGGCTAACCCGCGGCGCTTCTCCGCGATGTACCAGCAGCGCCCGGTCGACGACGAGGGGATCTACTTCCAGCGCTCCAACTTCATCCGCGTGCGTCCCGAGCAGATCCCTCCGCTCAAAAACCTGCAGGTGGTCTGTGCCTGGGACCTGGCCATCGGCATCAAGCAGCAGAACGACTACACGGTCGGGGTGGCCGGTGGCCAGGACGCAGCTGGCAATATCTGGTTCCTGCAACGCATCCGTGGGCGCTGGAACGACCTGGAGGTCGTCGCCGGCATGGTCATCGACATGCACGTGCGCAACCAAGCGGTCCTGACCGGAGTCGAACGTACTCAGCTGGAGATGGCACTCTCCCCTATCCTCCACCGCAAGATGCGTGAGCGTGCTCAGTACATCCCCATGGCGGAGGGCAAGGAGGCGCTCAAGCCCATCACTGACAAGGCCGTTCGCGCGCGTCCTTTCCAAGCTCTGGCCAAGGCCGGCAAGGTCCGCGTTCCCATGGGGGAGGACTGGGACGACTTCATCGGGTGGCTGGTCAAGTTCGGCTCAACCAAGGTGGACGACGATGTGGACGCCGCGGCATGGCTCGGGCAGATGGTCGAGCGCATGGAGCCGCCCCCAAGTCCCAACGCTGAAATCGAGCAACGTGAGAGGGAGGCCGCCGGCGCCTTCGTCTCCTGGTGGGACGAAGTGCTCGAAGAGCAGATGGGCAGCACAGAAGGAGGCTTCATGGGGGCGTGACAAGCTGCTAAACTCCCTTCACAATCAAGGCCATCAAGAGCCTGTCTAAGGGGGAGTCCCTCTATGGAGCTAAAAGCAGTCGACCTGCTGCGGCGTACGCGGCGGTTGATCGATGATCTTACACCCCCGTACTGGTACGAGGACGGGGATCTGTTTGCGCTGCTCAATGAGGCGGAGCACGAGTTCGCCAAACGTACCGAGTGTTTGCGCGGGGTCATCACCTGGACGACGGAAGCCGGTCAGGACACTGACTCTTCCGCTGCCAACGCCCTTGGCACCATCTGGCTTCCCAACTACCAGGTCGATTCGACCAGCGGTGCACGTACTTCGGGGGACATCCGGCGTCTGCGTCGTGCTACTTACCAGCGCGCTTCAAGCACCGGGGATGCGAACAAATACCCCCTTTCCATCGGCGGCCTCCAGACTCGTGAGGACCAGATCCCTGAAATCGGGTGGGATTACGGGATCACGCTCACAGCAGAGAACCTGCAGCCCGGCTATCCTCGTGCCATTCTGATGGGCCGTAAGACGGGCTACATCGAGCTGCTGCCAGAGGCTGACGACGTCTACACCATCGAAGCTGACGTGATTCTGCTGCCCTTCACACCGATCGAGCAGGGGAACGCGACGCCGACGATCTCCCAGGAGTGGCACCAGCTGCTGCCATACGGGGCTGCCATCCGCGCCCTACGCGGGGCGCGGGACGAGATGTACAACCCGAAGCGGCTGGACGAGTACAACCAAGTCTGGGAGGGCGGCCTGAACGATGCTCTTACCGATTCTGACGTTGTTTCGGCGGATCACGGGCGGGTCGACTTCA